ATGAGAGAACGAGGCAAGCTACAGCCAGCTGGCACTAGACTATCAGGAGTTGAATACTATAGAAGAAGATATAGACATGCTAGAGTTAAAGCTGATTTATGGATTTCATTACTAGAGGCTTGTTACCACTATACCGTACCAAATCGTAACCTTTTTTATTGGACATCGCAGTATCAGGGCGCTCAAAAGAATGCGCGTGTATACGACACTACTGCTGTCTCTGGTGTTAATAATTTTGTGTCTAAACTCCAAGGAAGCCTCACCCCTCCTCAACAAAATTGGGCAATACTTGAACCAGGCACAGATATTCCAGAAGACCAAAAAGAACAAGTTCAGCATCAATTACAAGAAACTACTGACATCATCTTCAACTATTTAAGACACTCTAACTTCGATTTAGCTATTCACGAATGCTATTACGATTTAGCCATAGGAACAGCTGCTTTAATCTGCAACGAAGGAGATGAAGCTAGTCCACTATTATTCTATTCTGTTCCAGCTGCTAGATTAGCTATAGAAGAGAATCATACAGGACTAATTGATAGCTGCTATCGCTGGTGGGACGAGATTAGAATAGCTGATATAGAGATTATGTGGCCTAAAGCTAAGCTGACTCCAATTATGAAGCAGCTGCTATTAGAAGATCCCAACGCTTCAGTCAAGAATCTAGTTGAAGGAACTATGTTTGTTCGCAACGATAAAGCGCCTTACATCTATATATTGATGTATGAATCAGAACTACTACTAGAAGAACGAATGTATTCTAGTCCTTGGATAACCTTTAGATGGTCTAAGGTGAACAATGAAATATTCGGACGCGGGCCTGTTATCGACGCTCTTCCTAGTATTCTGTCACTTAATGAGCTTGCAAGACTCGAATTGGCGGCAGCCAACTTTAATGTTAGCAAGCCTTTTATGGCCTATAGTGACGGGGTTTTTAATCCGTGGACATTTAAGATCGAGCCCAATACCATTATCCCGGTTTCTCCTAATTCTAGCGGTCAGTGGCCTATTCAGCCTTTTCCAGATTCTGCTAATCCTAACTTTATGCAGCTAACAGCTAATGATTTGCGCATGCAGATTAATAGCCTACTATTTGCAGATCCCCTAGGCCCTATCGAAGGCCCTCAGAAAACAGCTACAGAACTAGCGCTAAGGCAGCGTAATCTAGCTGAGCAGATAGGCCCAGCTTTTACTAGACTGCAACAAGAGTTCTTATCTAGACTAATTAATAGAGTTATCTATATTCTGCAAAAGAAAGGCTTAATAGATAAACTAGTTGTTAATGGCACAGAGATTCAAGTTAGATACAAATCCCCTCTTACAGCTGCTCAAGGTCAGCAAGACGTACAAAACTTCCTACAGTTCTATCAAATTCTACAGAACACTCAAGGCCCAGAATCTGCGCTAGTAAACTTAAATCCAGCTAAATTTCCAGCTTGGCTAGCTTCTAAAATGTCTGTAGATGTAACTGCATTAAATACTCAAGAAGAGATGCAAGCTTTCTATGAACAGCAATCAGAGAAAGCGCAAATGCAAGAAATGATGATGATGGAACAAGGAGGCGAACTTGCACAACAACCCTTACCTCCAACAGGTTGATCCTTTTCAAGACCAAAAAGCCAAACAAGACAAAGTTAATAAAGAGACAATAGAGTTTCAAAGACTGTGCTTTGAAGTCTTTCACGCCAATAATGATGGCAAAGCGCTATGGGAGCACATCAAAGAACGCTATTTACTAAGAGCGCTATTTGCCCCTACACATTTAAAGGCTAGTGAGTTAGCATTGTATTATGAAGGTTTTAAAGAGGCGCTACGAGGCCTATGGGCCCAGGGCGATATTCACTTACGACGTATTAATGGAGAACTAGGATGAATGCAGCTTTAAGTATAGAGTTAAATACAAAACACAGCGGAATTCTTGGATTGGAAGTTATGTCACATCCAGAAACAGGTAGATCAGTTAAGTTTAAATTAGGACAAATTGATTTTTATCTAGATAAAGCTGAAATTATAGCGCTAATGAATAGTTTAAATATAATGCTAGTGGAGCCTCAAGTATGACAGAACCAGTAGACAGAGCAACTGACCATCAAGCACCAACATGGTTTTACGATAACGGAGTACCAGGTGTCGGAGATAAACCAGATTTTCTAGATGATAAGTACTCTAGTCTAGCTGAACAAGCTAAAGCTTATAAAGAAGTTCGTAAAGCTCTAGGCGCTCAAACAGGAGCGCCTGAGTCTTACGAATTTGGAGAATATGCAGAACTAATAGATAGCAAGAATCCTCATATACAAGATTTCATTAGTTATGCTAAAGAAAACAAGCTTAGTCAAGACGCGTTCTCTAAAGCTGTTAAAACTTTCATAGAATACGATAAATCTCAACAGCCCAATATAGATGATGAGATTAAGAAACTAGGTGAAGATGGGCCTAGAAAGATAGAAACAGTTCAGAAATGGGCAGAGAATAATTTATCAGAAAAAGCAATAGAGACTATCGGCAAGATTGGAACTAGAGCTGATGTGATAGAATTTCTAGATGAGCTTAGGCAATATCAGCATCATAATTCTGTCGTGCTACCTACTAGTGACGATGCTGCTGCTAGTTTTAAACCTCTAAGTAGAGCTGAAGTGCAAGAAGAAATGATTCAGAACTATAGCAAATATAAGACTGATGCTAGGTATAGAGCTGAGATTACTGCTAAACTAGAGCAAGCTGTAGGATAAGCTTGACGCTTACTAGTTATTATTATTTCAGCTGCGAAAGAATAGATAAATAAGTAAGCGTCTCGCATAAGCATCTTAACACAACTAGTTCCACGTAGAACTAGTGTATAATGGCCTTAACAGTATAGGAGGCAGTATGGCAGAAGTTAGAAATGATGAAACAAGAATTCATTCAGAACAAGGAAAACAAGCGCGAGCTAGCTAGGGCAGTTGCTATGGCTATCGGTCGCAGAAGTGACCAAATTATCATAGATGCGCTAGGAGTCGGAGCTGTATTTGTACCTTTTGTAACTAAAGATGAAGTTACTAATGGATTTTTGCAATTAGAAAATAGAATGGATAACAAGTTTAATGAATTAGAAAGAAAAATAGACAACATTGGTCTAAAGTTGTGGTTTGTAATTATTGTTGGAACTGGCATGTGGTCTTTGACCGGTGCTGGTGTCTGGTGGCTGATTACTCACGTCGCTTTAAAGTAACTTGCAAAGTTTCAAATAGTAATCTAGTCTAATAGTAAGTTCAAGCGTCTGCTACCTTATGGAAGGGCCCCGCAAGGCTACCCCTAACCCCTAAGCCCGGAAAGGCAAGAACAAATCAACCTATGTTTATTTGTTTTTAGGGGTTTAGCCATGTCATTAAGTTTAACTAACGTCCAGCAAACCGAATTTGATGCGCTTGTAAAAGCTGAGTATCGTTCGAGAGGCTTTATACTTCGAGACACTATCCGCATCCGCACAGATGTAATCGGCAACGTTTGTCAGTTTCGTCGAGTCGGTCAAGTTATCGCTAACCAAGTTGCATATCAAAATACTATTGCTATTCAAGACCCAGGCTTTGTAGCTCTAACTGCTACTTTGCTCAAGTATGCAGCTGGTACAGCTGTAGATGAGATACAAGATTTAACAGTTAACTTCGATAGCAAGCGCGAGCTAGCTATGGTAGTTGCTATGGCTATCGGTCGCAGAAGTGACCAAATTATCATAGATGCGCTAGGAGTCGGAGCTGTAGCAGCTGGAGGAACTACTATTCTACCAGCTGGTACTAATATGACTTACAGTAAGCTAAGAAACGTCGTTCAAGTCTTTGAGCAAAACGCAGTACCTTTAAGCGAGCGTTTCATGTCTATGTCTGGTAATAACTTACGAGCTTTACTAGCAGATGATCATATTACTAATAGATTCTATACAAGTAATGATGCTGCAGTTGATGGAACTCTGCATTATAAAGACTTGTTATCAGTGAATATCAGAATCATCCCTGATATGACGGAAGGCGGATTGCCCTTAAATGGAACAATCCGCAATGCGTTCGCTTGGCATTTTATGTCAATGGGGATGGCTATTGGACAAGATATGAGAACTGAAGTTAACTATTTACCACGCGAAACTAGCTGGTTCGTTAATGGACTGTTCTTTGCTGGAGCTACGGCTGTAGATCCCCGAGGTATTATCCTTGTTCAAGCAGATGAAAGCGTTAACCCATAATTGGAGTAGCTAATGGCTTTTAATATACAGTCATGGGGTCGCATTTCAGGTTCAGCTAACAACTTTATTACAGTTAGCCAGTCTGGGGCATCGCTAGGTGCCCCTAACATCTTCACTTATATTTCAGCAACAGATGCGCTAGCAACTATATCAGCTGCTAATTATTTCGCTACTGTAGTCTCTGAAGTGAACGTAGGTGACTTCATTTATGCAGTTGATAGCACTTTCACAACTGAAATTTATACTATTACAGCTATAAATGTTCAAGCTAAAACTATTACAGTCGCTACAGCTGGTGGAGTAGTTCCAGCTTTCCCACTATCTATGGCTCTCGGCGGTACTGGAGCTAATCTAGTTCCAGTTGCTGGCGGAGCTGTTTACTCTGGAGCTGCAGCTTTAGCGATTACAGCTGCACCAACTGCAACAGGACAAATTTTAAGTGGAACTATTGGCGGAGCTGCCCCAGTTTTTACAACTGCCACTTATCCTAGAACAACGACTATTAATCAGATTTTATATTCTAGTGCTGCTAACACTATTACCGGGATAGCTACCGCTAATTCTAGCGTTCTTGTTACAAGTGCTGGAGGAGTACCAAGCATTAGCGCAACGTTGCCAAATGGTTTGGCAATGGGCACTCCAGCATCTTTAGTATTAACTAATGCTACTGGTTTGCCGATAGCTGGATTAACAGGATTAGGTACCGGTGTCGCCACAGCTCTCGCAGCAAATGTTAATGGTTCGGGCGCTATATCTTTAACAACTTCACCAACTTTTGTTACTCCTATTTTAGGTGTCGCTGCAGCTACAAGTTTACAACTAGGAGCGAATGGTTTATTAGATACAAACGGTAATGAAATGCTGAAGCTTTCTGCAACAGCTTCAGCTGTTAATCAGTGGCAAATTGCAAACGCAGCTACTAACGGTAAACCTATTTTACAAGCCATAGGAAGCGATGCTAATGTTATTGGACAACTACAAGGACAAGGCACAGGTCATGTTGAAATACAAGGAACTACTACAAATGATAGCGCTACAGCTGGATATGTAGGCGAATTAATTGCTGCTAACGTTTTAGCTGGAGCAGCTATTAGTATATCTAATAATACGCCAGCAAACGTTACTAGTATTTCTTTAACTGCTGGAGATTGGGACGTAACTGGAAACGTAACTGTAACGGGAAGCAGTGGTATTTTAACAAATGTTACAATGTGGGGAAGCACTGCTTCTGCAACTTTGCCAGATGCATCAACAAGCAGCTCTTTAACTTCTACTATTTTTACACAACTTGGCTCAGCTATTCCTAGATTTAGATTCCGCTCTACATCAACAACAACTGTATATCTCAGCGTACAAGCATCGTTTGCCACAGGAACAGCCACAGCTTGTGGAACAATTTATGCAAGAAGAGTAAGATAACATGACTATTAATAGATTTGATTTCGTATATAGCGCTTGCTCAACAGCTTTCACACCGCCAGCGACTCCAACTGATGTTTTTACGCTATCTGGCAATGCAGTCACTAATGTCTATGTGATGAAAATGGGCATTAGTACTCTTCAAACTACACTAGGTATTAATGCTTGGTATCTCTTAAAGCGCTCTACTGCTAATACTGGAGGAACTAGCACAACTCCAGCTGTAGTGCCATTTGATATAAATGATCCCGCTGCATCTAGCATCGCTAGACAGTATTCAGTTAATCCAGCTGCTTTAGGTACACTAATCGGCACAGTTTGGGAAGGCTTTGTAGGTTCGCCAGCACTATCAACTCCAGGCGTAGGAGATATAGTTCAAGAAGTAAATTTCCTAGACATGGTAGGACAGCCTTTAAGCTTGCTATCAGTTAATGATGTTCTAGCTTGGAACTTTAATGGCGCAGCATTACCGCCAGGACTGTCTGTTTTGTGTTATGCAATTTGGTATGAAAAGAGTAAAACATAATGGCATATTTAGCACAGTATCATGCAAGTTCAACTAAATTCGCTGTAATTGGCGCAGCTAATGACGTATTTACTATCTCTGGTGAATCTATATCTTGGAACTTTAATAACTTATCAGCACCTACCGGTTTTAATGTCCTAGCTTTCGTCAAGTGGACAGAAGATGAACATTAGTTTTACGCGCGTTAAACAAGGGGAAATAAGATGACTTTTCATATCGGCAACTGGTCAAGAGTAACTACTAGCGGTAACGAGCCTCTAGTCAATCAAATTGATCCTGTTTTAGGAACACTTCTATTCGAACTAGGATGCTATAGAATCTATAGCTACTATGGCGTAACAGTTACAGCGGGAGCAGTTACGGGCGATACTCAGCTTACTATGCAAGTTGCTGGCTACTTCAATAA